AGAGCGTTGTTTCCTCGGTTGTAGAGCTGCGTAGCATCTCCGGGCGCCTTCGCGAGGTTGCGGATCAGCTCTACGATGTGCGCCTCAACCGGCTGGCGATGGAGATGGCCGACGAGGTGGAGATATTGATGCACGCGGTCGAGGTGACCGGCAGTTAGTTAGCCCGCACCAGTCGACTATTTAGCTGGGATAAGTTTCGTTATGCTAGCTAATTATTTCGTGTAGTCAATGGGTGAAGCGGGGATATTGAACGGCTTTGCCCAGCGAAGGCAAATTCAAGCCGTACAGATGGCGTATAGCGTGGTGAGGATGGATGGTTGTAGATTTTCTGCCGGACTGGATGACATACGAGATCGAGCAGGCGCTGCGCGGACTAACGCGCAAACAGCGCACGACGGTGCTCAAGCTAGCCGAGGCTGCGGCCACGCCAGGGCGGTCGATGTCGGATGTGTTCCGGGAACCGGATTGCTGCAATCGTTCCACGTGGTACGACCGGCCTTCGCGGGATGGTTGGGAGAGCGACCCACAGATTCAGCACGCCCTGGAGCTGGCGACGGAGCGAGCACAGCACTGGCAGGATACGACTATCGCCCGGCACATCGCGGAGGCGCAACGGATTATTGCCGAGGCGTCCCCAGCGGCAGCGCAACGGATTATTACGCTGATGGCCGGGGCGGATGACCAGCGGGTGCAGCTCAAGGCGTCCGAGAGTATTTTGGATCGCATCTCCGAGACGGCTGACAAGAGCCAGCCCGCTGCGCAGGTCGACCAGTCGGTTAATTATAGCGCGATGAGTGATGAGGAATTACGCCAGATTATCGCCGGGCAATCCGGAACAGGAGCTAGCGGCGAGGGAACTGGCGAGGCGTAGATTACTGGACTTTACCACCTACACATATTCGCAGTACCAGCCCGAGGCAGCTCACGAGCTGATCGCCGAAACGCTCGACCGCGTGGTGGCGGGCGACCTGACGCGCTTGATGATTTGGGCGCCACCGCAGCACGGTAAGAGCGAGTTGGCGAGCGTGCGCTTGCCGGCGTACTGGTTGGCACGGCGACCGGATGACCCGGTGATCCTGTGCTCCTACGCGGCGTCGCTGGCCTACTCGAAATCGCGTGAGGCGCGGTCTCTGGTGGAATCGCCGACATTCAAGCGGCTTTTCCCCGGCGTGTGCACAGATCGCTCTAGCCGGGCGGTCGATCACTGGTCGTTGGCCGGTCGACGCGGCGCTTTGCTGGCGGCTGGCGTTGGCGGTCCCGTTACTGGTCACGGCGCTCAGATCGGCATCATCGACGACCCGTTCGAAAACTGGAAACAAGCACAGTCATCGACAATCCGGGAGTCGGTCTGGAATTGGTACCGCGCCACGTTCCGCACCCGCATCTGGGAAGGCGGGGCGATTGTGCTGATTATGACGCGCTGGCACGAAGATGATTTGGCCGGCCGCCTGATCCAGCAGCAGGGCGATGATTGGACGGTGATCAGGTTGCCCGCGTTGGCTGAGACCGCTGAAGTGCGCGATGAGCAGCACGAGCGCATCGGATTGCCAAAGTTGGACGGTGATCCGTTAGGTCGCGAGCCAGGAGAGCCGCTGTGTCCGGAGCGTTTCAGTAGGGCGGCGCTGGAGGAGATCCGCCGGGACGTGGGCGTGATGGTCTGGGGGGCCGAGTATCAGGCCAGCCCGACCAGGCCGGGGGGCAACCGGTTCAAGCGGGACTGGCTGCCGATTGTGGATGCGGCACCGGTCGAGGCCAAGCGCGTGCGGTACTGGGATAAAGCCGGTACCGAAGGCGATGGCGATTACACGGCTGGCGTGCTAATGGCCCAGGCGGGCGGCATTTACTACGTTGAGGATGTGAAGCGTGGTCAGTGGAGCTCGGGGAGCCGCGAGAAGGTGATCCGGCAGACGGCCCAGCTCGACCGCCAGGGACACGGGCGGGTGACGATCTGGGTTGAGCAGGAGCCGGGCAGCAGTGGCAAGGAGAGCGCAGAGGCTACGGTGCGGAACCTGGCGGGCTTCGATGTGCACGTAGAGCGGCCTACAGGAGATAAGGCGGTGCGGGCCGATCCCTTCGCCGCCCAGTGCGAAGCGGGCAATGTGCGGCTCGTCCGTGGAGCCTGGAATGGCGATTACATTGAGGAGTTGACGGGATTCCCGAACGCGGCCCACGACGATCAGGTGGATGCTTCGTCGGGGGCGTTCAATCGCTTGGCGGAGCCACAATCGGCGGGTGAGTACCTGGAATGGATGAAAAAGCAGCGAGGCAGGGCGGAAAATGACTGATAATTTAGCTCACATAATCGGCCTTATCCTAGCAGGAGTGTAACCTTGGGTGCGTTGCGGCTTGAATACTGGTGGCCCTCAGAGCTAGATGACAACCCCGAAAACTGGCGTCGCCACCCGGCGGGCCAGGCGGAGGGGTTGGACGCGGTGCTTGATGAGGTTGGGTGGGCCGGGGCCGCGCTCTATAACGAGGCCACGGGGCGCCTGATTGACGGTCACCTGCGCAAGAAGCGGGCCATCGAGCGCGGGGAGCAGGTACCGGTATTGGTGGGCTCCTGGACGGAGGAGCAAGAGCGGTTGATCCTGAGCACGCTCGATCCGCTGGCGGCGATGGCCGAGGTAGCCGGGCAATCGCTCAAGGATTTGATCGACGTGGTTGAGCCTGATGCGCCTGAAGGTACGGAGGAAATATTCGAGCGATTGAAAGCCGAGGCGGAGGAGGCGCTGGCGGCGATGATTGCCGAGGACGCGCCCGACGATCCCGGCGCTCAGGTGGACAAGGCCGAGGAGCTACGCGAGAAGTGGCAGGTCGAGGCGGGCCAGCTTTGGCAGTTGGGCGATCATCGGCTGATTTGCGGGGATTGCACCGATGCGGCTGTGGTGGAGCGGGTGATGGGTGGGGAAAAAGCGCAGTTGATGGTGACAGATCCGCCGTATGGAGTGAGTTACGCAAGCAAGAACGAGTTTCTTAACTCAATCGACAAAGGAAACCGCGTCCAGTCTGCCATTGAAAATGACCACCAGAGCAAAGAAGAAACGCAAGCCCTGTGGAAGGCCGCCTTTGAGCGCGCAGGCGCGATTATGGATAGGGGGGCAGTCATCTATTGCTTTATGCCGCAAGGCGGCGACCAGATGATGATGATGATGATGATGATGATGATGAACGCTGGGATAGAGCCGCGTCACGAGCTAATTTGGTTAAAAAATAATCACGTTCTAGGGCGCGTGGATTATGCGTATAAGCACGAACCGATCTTGTATGCTTGGAAAGACGGCGGGCATAAGTTTTATGGGGACTTTCAAACTTCAATTTTACAATTCGATAAGCCAACTAGTAGCAAACTTCATCCAACTATGAAGCCGGTTGAGTTGGTTGAGCTGCTGGTAAACAATTCCAGCCGCAATTCAGAAGTGGTTTACGATCCGTTTGTGGGCTCCGGCACAACCCTCATCGCCTGCGAGCGCCTGGGTCGTCGCTGCCGAGCTGTGGAGATCGAACCGAAGTACGTTGCCGTCACGCTGGAGAGGTGGCACGAGATGACCGGCGAGGAGCCGGTGCTGGTGGAATCACAGGCGTCGTTCGCGGCGGATGCACCAGATCAGCACAGCAACGCCGGCCGCGGCACCGAGGGCGGCGTCGAGGTGACCGAGGACGATGCAGAAGGCAATCATCAGGATGCCGGCAATGATTAGATCGCGCATAGGGACATTATACCACATCAAGCGCAGCTTACATAATGCCTATTATCCCAAGAGGAGCGTATGAGATTTTTTGATCGCGTCCGGCGGGCCTTCCGCGAATTCGCGGGGCCACCGGCGATGCCGAAGCCGCGCAAGACGGAAAAAGAGCGCACGCTATTATCGAAGCCGCGGTCGGGGCGGCCCGATGCGACGCTCCTGCGCTCTGTGGCGGAGCAGGTGGCCGTCGTTCGGGCGGCGATCAATGCCAAGAAACGCCACGTCACGGCGTTGCAATATCAGGTCGAAGGCCCGGATGATACCACAGCTCGTATGCTAGAGGATTTGCTGGCGGAGCCGATGCCGGGCTACTCCTGGCGCCAATGGATTTCCGAGGTGCTGGAGGATGTGCTGGTGCTAGATGCGGCCTGCATCTATCCCTGGCCCACGCGCGGCGGCGACCTCTACGGTCTGATGCCGGTCGACGCGGCCACCATCGCCAAAATCCCCAACGATCAGGGTATCCTGCCAGAACCGCCAGAGATTGCCTACGAGCAGCAGCTCGACGGCGTGACCGTGGCGAGCCTGACGACGGAGGAGTTGATCTACGAATCAATGAACCCGCGCCCTCAGTCGCTCTACGGCCTGAGCCCCACCGAGGTGGTGTTACACACGGCCTTGACGATGTTGCGGCGGATGACCTACGCGGCGGATGAGATTGACAGCTCGAATGTCCCGGCCTTCTTCGGCGAGGTGCCCTCGGGATGGACCACAGCGCAAATCTCCGAATGGCAGGATTACTGGGACGCGATGGTGGAGAACAAACCCCACCGGGGCGTGTGGGGGCCGGCCGAGATGAACGCGACGTTCCCTCCACAACGCCAGATAGATATTGATTTTGACACCTACCTGGTGCGCCTGGTGTGCGCGGTGTTCGAGGTACAGCCGCAGGAGCTCGGTTTCACGATGGACGTCAACCGGGCAACGGGCGATAGTCAGGAGGTGATCACGCAGCGGCGCAGCGTGCGACCGCTGGCGGGTTTGATTGTTGAGGCGGTCGATCAGGCCTTTGGGCTCTACGACTACGGCGATTATGGCCTGGTGTTCCCCGGTCTCCAGGAGCGGGCGCGGGCGGAGATCCGCGAGGATGCACGCACGTTGGTACCGATTGGCGTGCTGACGCCGAATGATGTACGAGGTGATTTGGGCCTGGATCCGCTGCCGGGCGGTGACACGCCGCAACGACCGGGGCTAGGTGGGATGGGCCTTTCGCAATTGCGGCGGTCTGAGCTGGCGGGCAAAATCCTGCGGGCCGACGATGAGGTAGTGATCGACCCGCTGGGTCCGGACGACAACGATGTGCTGCTCGCCATCGAGGACGAGGCGGTCAGGGCCGTGATTGAATCCGGCGCGGACGTCGACCTGCGGGCGCTGCTGAAACCGATTGACGAGCGATTGATGGCCGGAGGGGAGATCGATGACGACCTGATTGATGAGCTGGCTGAGGAGATAGGCGCGGCGCACGGCGATGAGCTGGCGCGTCTGACGCCCAATCTGGTCGAGATGGCGCAGTCGGGCGTGGATGCCGCGGGCGTGGCCTTCGCTGAGGCGATGAACATCACCCTGGATTGGAGCCTGGCGAACGCGGACGCGGCGATCTGGGCGCGGGAATACGGCTATGAGCTAATCCAGGGTCTGAGCGAGACGACGGCCAAGCGCGTGGGGGCCGAGCTCGGGACGTGGGTTGAGGCGCGGGAGGATTTCCCGGCGCTGGTGGACCGTCTGGCGGCCATTTTGCAGGATGAGGCGCGGGCGGAACTGATCGCCTCCACCGAGGGCACGCGGGTCTACGCCGAGGGCAACCTGGTTTCCTGGCGGCAGGCGCGGGATGAGCTGGGCCTGACGTTCGTCAAGGTCTGGCGCACCGCGCGGGACGACCTGGTGTGTCCGTTGTGCGGGCCAATGGATGGGCAGCGAGCGCAGCTGGACGCGCAGACGTGGCACCACGCCAGCAATGCGGATAAGAGCGTGGGGATGACAGTCTCGGCGCCGCCGATGCATCCGCGCTGTCGGTGCTGGCTGGTCACGGCGGTGCAAGTATGAGTGATATGGTGGTCGTTGAGGTGCGCGGCTTTGACGAAGCCCAGCGGCGGTTGGACGCCAACCTTGACCGGGTGCTACGCCGGGGCACACGGCGGGCGATTGAGCACGTGCGGGCCATCCTGGCGACCTATCCGCCCAAACCGCCGGGCAGCACATACGACCGCACCGGATCGCTGGGGCGGGCCTGGGCGGTGGAGGTGCGCGGGCTGGCGGGCAACATCGTAGGCATCGCGGGTAACACAATGCCCTACGCGCCCCAGGTGCAGGATTTGCAGGAACAACGGGATGTCCACCGCGGGCGCTGGCCGACGGTGCAGGGCGTGGTGCAGAAAGAGGCTGGCGCCATCACGAACATCTATCAGGATGAGCTAGATCAGGAACTGGAGAATTGAGATGGCAAGAGCGAGCCTGACGGCACAGGAGACCGGCTCTTCGGGGCAGACGGTGACGATGACCAACACCGCCTCGGCGGATGGTATCTCGTTCACAAACACGGGCCGCGAGATGGTGTTGCTGGAAAATGATACCGAAGGGGCCGTCACTGTGACGGTGCAGACGCCAGCTGAGATAGACGGTGATCTGGCAATCGCCGAGCGCACGTTGAGCGTGGCTAGTGGTGCCATCGCCACCATCGGGCCGTTTGCCAAGCAGTACTACAACCAATCTGATGGCACCGTCTACGTAGATTTTGACGAGGATGGAGTGGGCGCCGCGGTCGTTCGTTGGCCGCATTAGTTGGGACAAAGGGAATTATATTAGCTATGACTTGGGCTATTGACGAGGGGAGGATCGGATGGATCTGAAGCGATTGAAAGAACAGGGATTGCGGCTACACGGGCAGATTACGCGCACGGACGACGAAGAGCGAATGGTTTACGGGGTAGTCACCACGGAGGAGCCCATAGAGGATTTTCCAGGCCTCCTGACGATCCTGGACTTTGACGCCACGCGGGCCGCCGCCGAGCAGTGGGCGCAGTGGGGCAACATTCGCGAGATGCACCAGCTATCGGCGGTGGGCGTGGCGCGCGAGATCACGCCGCGCGAGGACAGCCGCGATCTCTACATCGGCGCTCACATCGTCGATGACGAGGCCTGGGAGAAGGTTAAGAGCGGCGTCTATCGCGGATTTAGCATCGGGGCTGATCCGCGGGCCTGGAAGATTGAGGATGAGGGCGCGGATACGTTGACGGTGCGGGTGACGGAATACGATATTGATGAGGTGTCGCTTTGCGACCGGCCGGCAGATCCGAACGCAACGATTGCGCTATGGCGTGCACAAGCACCCGACAGGATCACCCGAGCCCAGATGTGGATAGGTTGCGGCGATATCAATTTGTATCCCGTAGCGCAGGAATGGGATCGCGAGCAGGCCATCGCACGGCTGCAGGAGCGCGCCACCGAGGGTGAACGGATCAATTGGGCCGAATATGGACGCGCTTTCCTGCTGCGCGATTGGTCCAATTCCGAGGATTGGTCTGGGTATCGGCTGCCTTTCGCCGATGTCAACGATTACGGTGAGTTGGTGGCGGTGCAAGATGCTATCTACCAGGCCGTAGATGGCCTGGATAATTTCGAACTGAATGATGTAACGCGCCGCGATGTGGAAGAGCGCATCGAGGAGTTATACCGCAGGATGGGACGACGGGCGCCCTGGGAGGTCCAGCGGGCCCAACAACAGAAACAGACAGGAGGTAGCGAGATGGAGTTGAAGGAGCAGATTTGGAGGGACGTGCTGGGCCACGACGACGAGGTGCCAGGCGTCGAGAACGTGATCGATGAGCTCAACGAGTTGGCGCGGGCAGTACGCGAAGGCGTTGAGCCCGGCGAAGGGGATGATGTCGATGAGCCCCAGGACAGCGAGGAGCCGCCCTTCGCAGTGGAGCGCCTTGAGCGCGCGGTGCAGGCCGTGGAGGCTGTGCAAGAGCGGCTGGCCTCGCTGGAGGCCCGCGTGGCGCAGGTCGAAGCGCAACCGGCCCCGCTGGGCGTCAATCGCACCGGCGACGGCGAGCCGTCGGTTGTGGAGCAGATCCGCGACTTGGAGCGGACGATCCGGAAGAAGGATCTGAAAGCCGGGGAGCCCGAGGTCGATGAATTGCTCAAATTGTACGAGCAGGCGCGCCGCGAGGGGGCGCTGTAGCAATTAGTGGCGCCCGTTGTGGCGCAGGAGGTTCAGATGAAGCAGTGGGAGACACTTTTCAAAGATGTGCAAGGGCAAATCGCCGATCTGGAGCGGGCGATTGCCAGCACGGATGGCATTCCCATCAGGGAAAATCTATTACCGGAGGCACTGCACGTGCATCCGGTCGAGACGCCGATCCTCAATCGGTTGGACGTTCTGGAGGGGTCCGGTAGCGCGGTGGAGTGGAAGGAAGTCACCGGGTTCTCCACTGGCGGCAGCGTGTTTTACGCCGAAGGTGGCACGCCGCAGGATACTGAGAGTAGCTATACATCCCGCAGTGCCGGATACAAGCTGATGGGGTTCACGTTCGGGGTGACGGGCTTCGCCCGCGCGGCTGGCGCGACGTTTGAGGATGCGCTGGCAACCGAGCGCCAGAACGCGATCATCAGCCTCAAAAAGCAGATCGAGAACGCGATCATCAACGCCGATGGCACCAGCAATTCGTTCGAGGGGCTGGTCACGCAGATCACGGCTGGCAATAGCGCCTATGTGGAGAGCATCGGCGGTAACCTGGTGATGGACGACCTCAAGACCGCGCTGAGGGAGGCCAACGACGCTGGGTATCAGATCAGCTATATGTTGATGAGCTCGGTAGAGGCTGGCACGCTCAACGACCTGGTGTTGGATGCCGGGGCGCACTCGATCACCGTGGTGCGCGGCGATCAGGGGATGATGGCCGGCAGCAACCGTGTGACGCACGTCATCGATCCGATCACGGGCGTGCCGGTTGAGGTGATCCCGCATCGCAATATGAGCCAGGGCACCCTCATCGGTGTGCCCGAGAGATTGCCCGCGCCAGTTCCTGGGCGACAGGGGCAGCGGGGCATATGGTGGGACGAGCTCCTGCCGATCACCGAGGTCGAGGCGTCCAACTCTGGCGCCGACAACATCGAGTATTTCCTCAAGACCTACGCGACGCTGCCGTTCCCCGGCCGCCGGGGCGCGTTCAAGCTGACGGATATCACGGCGCCCTCATAGGCCGCCGATCAGAAAGACAGGAGGTAGAACGATGAATATCAACACCAGTATCAAAGTCAGGGTGCTAGCCGCGGTGACGCTCATCGGGGCGTTGCTGGGCGCGCTGGCGTTCGGCCTGACCTATGAGCAGGATGTGCAGGCCGGACCAGAGGATCCAGAGCCAGGCACCGTCAAAGGCGCTGATCTCTACACGCTTTACGACGCATATACCACCACGGCCACGGCGGTTTATCCCTCGGACACCGGGCGCCTGCGTTATTACAACAGCGTTGAGCTGTTTGTGACTGCTGATTTCAGCACCACCGGCGCGATCACGGTTACGCCGCAGTACAGCGTGGACGGCTCGAACTGGATCACGGCCACTTACTCCTACGTAGGCACGCCGATGGATTACAGCGCGACGGTGACTGCAACTACGATTAGCACAAGCACCGCCACGGTAACCAACACGGTGACAACCACTGGCACACCAACCGAGTACGAGCAGACCTATCAGGTCACGCTTAGCGCTGACGGCACCGACCATCTGGCGATGCCAATGCGCGGGCTATACGTGCGCCCGGTCATCCGCGCCAGCAACACCAACGGCGTGACCGTCACGATTTACGCGGTGGCGAAAAACAACTAGCTGTTGGGATAACCACCATTATATGAGCTGAAAACCGGGCGGGCGTCACGGTCACACGACCCGGCGTCCGCCCGATGGAGGGATTTTGGCCTATTGCACGTTCGAGGACGTCAAGGCGCGGCTGCGGGCCGAGATGCCGCGTTGGGATACGGATCACGTGGAGACGGTGATTGAAGCTGTTTGTGAGCGCATCGACCAGGAGACGGGTCGCACGTTCGAGGTGAGCGGCTCAGAAAGCCGGATCTATGAGGCACAACGAGACGGCTTCGTAACCATCGAAGATGCAACGTCGATCTCTGTGGTTTCCTGGGAGGATAGCGAGGTGGACAGCGATGACTACCGCGTGCGACGCAATCCCTATCCGGCGCTTTCAGTCTGGGCGCTAGTGGACGGCCCGTGGTACGAAACGGATGAGGTGACAGTGACCGGGACATTTGGATATGCGGATAGCGTGCCCGAAGAGATTTGGGATTTGGCAGTGACCTGGACAGCGCGCGTGCTGAAACGTGCGGATACGGGCGTGCAGGACGTGACGGCCATCCCTGAGCTGGGCCAACTGGTCTACCAAAAAGCGATTCCGGCTGACGTGCGCCGCGTATTAGGGCGTTACACGCGCCACTCACCAGTGCTGAGGATCAGCTAATGGATGATTTGATCTGCGATGCGCTGGGGCGCGTGCTGCAGCAAGATGAGGCGCTAGACGTGTACGTCTACCCGCCAGAGTCGGTGATTGATTACCCGGCGGCGGTGATCCTGGAGACGGATGGAGCCGGCAGTCGCGAGGCATACCGCGGAAGCTGGGGCGTGATGGTCTCGGTGCGCGTGGTGATTTTGGTACAGCCGCGCGTGGAGCTCGCGGAGGCCGTGGAGGCCGCCCGTCCGTGGGCACGCCGTGTATTGGCATTATTGGCGGCCCACGACGAGCTCAAGGCGATGCCCGATGACATTCCCTTGGCTGACTTGGACACCATAGAGTGGACGAGTGGCCGATTGGATTACGCGGGTACTGCCTGGGCTGCGGTGGATTTTGAGTTAGCGTATAGGACTGATTTACAGATCGCGGTGGCGTGCAGCGGGATCGGAGAGCACGTCGACACGCATACAGATTAGCAGGAGGTAGCGATGGGAAGGCGAATCAGTGGAAAAAATGCACTCGTACAGCTCGAAGAATCAGAAGGAACGGCCTTCGATATCTCGGGGACTGATGAGGACGGACGCAGTCGGGCCAATTCATACTCGTTTACCATCGCGGGCAATATCGCCGAAGCGATGGGCTACAACGAGGATGGTGTGGAACCCGTGCCGACAGGGCAAACCCGTGTCACGGGATCAATGACCGTATTCTACAACTCTGCCACCGACGAGGTGGAAGACTATTTGTGGGATATGTACGACGACCAGCACGCGCCTGACAGCTGCACGGATGTGGCAGACTACGATATGTACGTGATGCCAGAAGGAGATTGTACTGGCAAAACCAAGTGGACACTGGACCAGGTTATCATTCAGGATTTGGCTTTTCAGTTCCCGGTGGATGACCTGGCGATAATCACGTTTAATTTCCAGGCCTGGACTGCCGCACGGGCCACTATTACCGCTGAAAGCTAGCTATGCCCAAAGAACCATATCGAGTTCTGAAACCCATTTTCGGGCGCCGCACTGGGCGCACATATAATCCGGGCGATGTGATTTATTTGTCCGCGGATGGTGCCCGTGCTATTTCGGGGTGCGTGCGCTCGCTGGGAGATGATGCGCCGGGGATGGCGCCGGTGACGGATGTATCTGGTATCGGCGAGGAACGCGCGCGCGGATTGGCGCAGATGGGCATCAGGACGGTCTCTGATCTAGTGAGCGTTGACCCAACTGAGATAGAACTCACTATGGTTAATGTTTCGCTGTCGATGGTGAAAAGTTGGCAATCGGCGGCGAGGGATCTATTAGGAACAGAAAAGGAGGAGGTTGATTACGATGGCTGATGTTGAGAATCGCAGGATGCCGGTGCGGACATCCAGGGTTGAGATGGATGCGCCTTACGAAGGTTGGACGGCGACGGTGCGCGTGAATGTGCCGATGCAGCAATACGAAAAACTTTTCGCCCGGCAAACGCGCTATGAGGCGATGGCCGAGGTGGTACAGGGATGGAATTTCGTGGATGACGACGGCGAACCCATCCCGATCACACCAGAAGGCATCGGCGCTAACGTGGGGCTCGATCTGTTCAAAATGTTGCTAGAGAAGGTTGACGAGGCGATAGCCGCCCCTTTAGCTCCCAGGAGCTAGCGGCTGTCGCTCAGATTTTCTCCGTCGGGTCTGGCAATCCGCCACCAATGTTGCAAAAAGTGGTTTTCTGCGAGCGGATGGGTTGGACTTTTTCAGAGTATGACGCTACGCCGGCCGACGAGATAGGCGCGACGTGGCAGATCTGGGATATGAGGGAAAAGCTACGCAGCAAGGATTGATAGAGATGAGCGCGGGGCCGCCCGTGCTCATTTTATTAGCGAGCATAATTGATCTTATGGTAGGTAACGATGGCTAGGACAACGCTAGAACTGCTCCTCAAGGGCAAAGACCAGAGCGCCTCGCAGGCACTGGATCAGGTCGAAGGACGGATGCAGGATGTGGGCGATTCGTCCAACGACCTGAGCGGGGCCGTGCAGGTCGCCGGGGCTGCGCTGGCGTCGTTCGCGACGGTGGAAACGGCGAGGGCTGCCTACGAACTCGCCAAACTCGGTGCCCAATCCAAGCGCACCAAAGAGGCCTTCGAGAACATCTCGGGCGGCTCTGACGAGGCTGCGGCCAATCTGGAGGCGATGGAGCAGGCCACCAGGGGGGCGATGTCGGAAGTCGAGATGATGGCGAATGCCAATAAGCTCTTACAGATGGGGCTCGCCGACAGCTCGGATGAGCTGGCCACGGTGACCGAAATGGCGACACGCCTGGGCTCCTCGATGGGGATGACCGCGGGGCAGGCGATGGACGACTTCGCCGCGCTGTTGGCCAATAAATCCCTGCCACGCTTGGATCAGTTTGGAATCGCCAGCGGAAAAGTGCGCGAGCGTTGGAACGAGCTCAAGGCCACAATGGGCGACGACGAGGCGTTCAAACTGGCGGTGATGGAGCAGGGCCAGGCGGCGCTCGAGCGGCTGGGGCCGGCCATCGAGGATGACGCGCTGGCGTTCGAGCGATTGGAGGCCTCAGTAGAGAATCTCCGGATCGCCTTCGCCGAACGATTGACACCAGTGCTCGCGGACGCCGCCGAGGGGCTGGAAACGCTTCTCACGTGGAACGAAAATATTGATGCCGCCTATGATGAGCAGGCAGGGCGCGTCGCCAACACGGCGGATAGCTACGAAGATTATGTAACCGGCGTACTGGATGCGCAGGTAGCAGCGCGGCAGATGGCCTCCACGATGCGCGAGAGCGCTCAGGAATCGTTGCTGGCAGCGGAAACAAACGTACAGGTAGCCCAGAACCTGGGCGTGATGAGTCAGGAGGCTTGGCGGGCGCATCACGCTATGCGGGCGGTGCAGGAGAGCGGCATCGCCAGCAAGGAAGCGCTGATCTCCTCCAGCCACGCGGCGCAACAGGCCGCCGGTCCGATGAGCGAAATGGCGGTGTCGGCGGAGGAAGCGGCGGTATCCTCTGGGCAACTGGCAACTAAATTGATGGAGGCCACCGACGCTCAAATTGCCAATCAATTGATTGGAATGCTCGACCCGAAAAAGATGGGCGCTGAGGCCTACAGCGCGGCGGTGCGAGATATTGGAATTGGAATGGGAACAATGGATGCGGAATCCATTGCCCTGGCTGAAAATATGGAGGTGCTAGCTTCATCTATCGAAGAGGGCATCATCCCGGCCGAGGAATCACACGAGGCATTGGAGTACCTGATTATTGATGCCGAGGATGGCAAGGTCGAGATGGAAAATTTTGGGATGGGGATTGAGACAACCAATACTGCCCTCAATCGCCTCAAAAATCTGGATCGACCGACAAAGGCATTCGATGATGTGGGAGATGCGGCTCGCGAGCAAACGGGCAACGTATCCGGATTCAGCAGCAGCTTGGCTTCGACAGAAACCAATCTGCGAAAACTGGTTTCCGGCTCGCCATACACATTGGAGGTAATCGCTAACTCCACGGACGGCGGTGGAGGTGACGGCGGAGACGACAACGATCCGGGAAACATCCCGCAGGAAATGAGCGCGATGGGTAGTGGTTCCACCACGCTTAACGTGACGGTCAATGCCGGGGCGATGGCTAGCGATTTGGACATTGAGGATCTGGCCTACCGCGTCTCTGAGGTGCTGGGGCGGCGGCTCAATTCGCAATTGCGAGCGCGGGGGATAGCCTAATGCTAGAGTTCCGGTTGGCGCGGATCGAGTGGACGACGAGCGGGGAGACGACGACCACAACTAATATCACACCGCCTCTCGATCTGATTGAGTATATCCCCTCGGCGGCACCGGTGGATGTGGATTGGACACCAGGGCGCGGCGTGGGCTCCTGGCCTGTGGCGCACCGAGTAGATAATGTGACTGAGACGCTGGTGCTTTCGGCGCGGTGCGACGCGCCGGGGTATCTGCGCACGTTAAACGCGGCGTTGGCGCGGGCGCGGCACTGGGCCCAGGGGTTCCGACGGGATATGCGCACGGTGTTGCAGGTGCGCGACAACAATCGCCACGAATCTGACGAATGGTACGAGGCCCGCATCTACGGCGGGCGCGTGGCATTCGAGGATGGTATGGGAAAAACGCTACGAATGACATTTGTGCGGGAGCCTTATTGGCACGGCGAGGAGGCGATCTGCCAGGTCGCCAACACCTCGACGGATTGGGCTTTCGAGGACACCTGCGGGATCTACAACCACGACGACGATATGCCCGACCATAATAATTGGGTGCTGGTGGATGCGCCAGACGGTGACGTGCCAACACCAGCGATGATTACCATCTGGAATACCTACGACGACGACCGGCTGAAAAAGATCACAATAGGTTGGATGGACCGCCCGGCCTTGCTGGCCCTGGAGGGTGAGGACGCTGATCACGCCACATTGAACACGGGCACCGAGTACAGCGGCGCGGCGATAGGGGCTGATAGCTCATATACCTGGGAGATCGCCAACACCGGCCTGGTCGATTATGTGGGTATGTACCGCGTATTGGCGCAGGGCAATCTCAGTGGGGCCACGTGGTCGCTCTCCGTGGGGTACGAATTGACCAAGCAGCAGCAATTATCCGCAGTGGATGGCGAGCGAGGGTGGACGGATCTGGGCCAGGTGATCCTCCCGCCAGGCGGATACACGCATCCCACTCGATATAATATGAAGGTGTGGTTGGATGGTAGTGCTGAAGGCGCTCTCGATTTCCTCGCCTTTGTGCCGATGCAGCAGTATCGCGTTCTGGAATTCCAGGGCTACAACGCTTTGCCGGGAACGTGCATCGAGGACAATGGGATTCGCGATGAGCTGGTCTATCGGTTCGGCGATGAACGGATGCCGATTTTGAGGTCGTGGGGGCAGCCGATCCACCTCTGGCCAGATGGGATGCTACCACAGGCGTTGCCCGGACCAACGCCCCCCAACGAGCAGATGATGGTTTTTGCCCTTGAGGACGATGGGGGTGGCGCGGAGGCACTGCGCACGGCGACAATTGCGGTGCGGGCCAGGCCGCGGTATGAGATATTGCCGTAGTGTTACTGAGTAATAATGCACAGTATTACTCAGTAACATTGATTGATGGCGACCTTGATGCGGATTTTGATGTCTTGATGGCGATTTTGATGCGGATTCACTGCTGACATAATGCGCTTTATTCCAACAGATTATGATTGAATTTTTCATCACCACGGACGTAACCGGACGGCTAGACGTGACCGAGCGCGTCGCCTCCTACCGCCTGGAATCAATGGTACCGGGCGGTTGGTGGGAGGCGCGGGTTGAGCTCGACGCGCCCCAACGCGATCTCTGGCGCCTGCAAGGGGGCTGGGAGGGGGGCACGCTGGAGGCCTGGGCCGCAGGCGAGGCGGTATGGGAAGGCGAGCTCTCGCGCGTGCGGCTGAAAGGCACACGGATGCGCGTCGAGGCCGTCGGGGCGGTACAGAAATTAGCCGACGAGGAGTTGTGGCGCGTAATCGCCGATCCGGAGTACCGACGCTGGCTGCCAGAGGAGGAGCCCGCGGTGGGTTTCGTATGCGACAACAACAACCGGGTTTACGTCGCCGGATCGGGGGAGTTTTCCTCCGGCGACGAGGTGACGGTTTTTTATCCTGACGACGAGACCGAGCTGGGCGCGGGGATCGTGCGGATACAGGGCACGGCAGCGGCGTCGCTGGGCTATGGGGCGTGGAAGGCCGAGCTTCGCACCGCGGCGGGGACGGTACTCTGGAGCGCGTCGGCGACGACATCGGAGGAGATTGACCTGAGCGTGAGCAATGCCGAGGGACTGGCGCTGGCGCTGCAGGCAACGGATAATTTCGCCACGCAGCCGGCCGCGCCAACCATTGAGCGGGCGGATGATGGCGCTGGCAACCTGAGCAACGGCTCTTATGGGTATCGGGTGACATTCGTAGATGCCAATGGAGAGAGCGAGGCCTCAAATATCGCGCGGGTGACCATCTACGACCATACCGCCGATGGCAAGGTGGCACTGACCAATATCCCGACCGGGCACAGCGGCACTACGGACCGAAAAATCTACCGCACCGAAGCGGACGGCGATGATTTTTACCTGCTCGCGACTCTCGCCGATAACACCACGACCAATTACACCGACAACATTGCCGACGGCAGCTTGGGCGCGGCGATGGATACCGAGGTGACCGAGAGCTATGCCAAAATCACTAGCCTGGTGGTACGAACCCTCTATCCGGCGATGACCTCGGACGTGGTGGATGAGGTATTAGACGGAAGCGGCCTGGATACAGACATCACAGCGACCAGCCAGGAGGTTGATCGAGCGATCTATCAGCGGCGGCGCAAAACCGCCTTGACGGCCTTGCGCGAGATGGCCGAGCTGGGCGATGGCTCTGAAAGCTGGGTCTTCGCGGTTTATGATGATGAGGCGGCTTTTCGGGCCTGGGACGACGATCCTGATTGGCTGATTACGCCAGAGCTCCTGGACAGGATTGAGCTGGAGTGGTCGCGGGACGCAGTGTTCAACGCGGTGCGGGCTGAGCTGCCGGATGGATGGCGGTCGGACTGGTACACGGACGATGATTCGATTGCCAAATTTGGGCGACGAGAACGCACGGTCGATATGCCAGATACCACGCGGGCGGAAGCGCGGACATTGGCACAGATTTTCCTGGCCGACAATGCCTGGCCTGCGCCGGGGCTGCGCCTGGAGGCGGGGGCCAGGGTGCGGAAGCCAGATAGCTCGCTATGGCCGGGCTATCTGGTCCGGGCCGGGGATGTGATCGCGCTGCGAGATGTGGTGCCATACGAGGACATCACAGTGCAGGCGGTAGAGGTCGAGGTCTCGCCGCAACAGACGAAAATCACGCCACGCGGGGCCGTCGACCGGCTGGAGGTGCTGATCGCCGAAATTGAGCAGCGTCGGCAATCGACGGAGGAGCACATCAGCACGGTGGCACAAGGCCAAGAGGCCTCCGCGGAGCGCCAGCAGACGGCGATTGAGACGCTGACGTTCGCATCCTCTGTTTCTGGCGACGGGGGGGGCGGAGGCGGCGAGGATGGGATGACGGAGGCTGAGCACGCAGCTATTGGCGACGGCGCACCGCATCACGCGCAACTACACGATGTAGAGAGTGCAACCGACCACGAGACAACAGAGAATAACACTGATCTGGTGTTGCATCCCGATGGTGCGGGCGGCGTGGAGTGGGGGGCGGGCGGCGCGGGCGATATGCTCAAATCCACCTATGACACGGACGATAACGGCGTGGTGGATGATTCCGAAGCCGTGGGCGGAGCGTCACTGACTGACATCC